TTTCCGGATGTCTTGCGGGCCGAAATGGAGTATGACCGAAAACGCGACCCAGACAAGTTCCACCATGTATGGCGCGGGGATTACATCAAGAATTCCGAGGCGCGGTTGTTCAAAAACTGGACGGTGGAAGAGTTTGAACGGCCAATCGGGACGATATATCGCCTCGGGGCTGATTGGGGGTTTAGTGTTGACCCTTCCGTACTGGTGAGGTGTTCAATTGAAGGCAATCGGCTCTACGTCGATTATGAGGCGTACATGATCGGGTGCGAGATTGTGAATTTGCCTGACCTGTTTGACCGTGTTCCGGAATCGCGCAAGTGGTTTATTCGTGCAGATTCGGCGCGCCCTGAAACCATCAATTACATGCAAAAACATGGCTACCCTAAGATACAGGCAGCGGCAAAAGGCAAGGGCTCAGTCGAGGAAGGCATCGCGTTTTTGCAGTCGCACGACATTGTTGTGCATCCTCGCTGTGTTCATCTTATTGATGAGTTAAATTCGTATAGTTACAAGATAGATCCGCAGACTAACGAGGTTTTGCCTATAATTGAGGATAAAAATAACCATGTAATTGATGCTTTGCGTTATGCTTGCGAGGGAATCCGCCGCGCAAAGCCTGTAAAGCGCGAGGTTATTGACGTTAAGCCCCGGCCTTTTGCGGGGCCCACTGGCTGGATGGGGGCGTAATGGCAAAGAAAAGCGTATCGTTAAGCGTAGGGCGGGGCGAAAAGCTTCCGACCAAGCAAGGCGCGGGCCTCACGGCCAAAGGTCGCGCCAAGTATAACCGCGAGACTGGCTCAAACCTTAAAGCCCCTGCGCCGAATCCCAAGACAGAGGCGGACAAAGGGCGTAAAGCCAGTTTCTGCGCCCGCATGGGCGGTGTTGCGGCCAAAGCGAAGAACGGTGAACGGGCGCGAGCTGCGCTGAAAAGGTGGAATTGTGGCAAATAAACCCGGGCTTTATGCCAATATCCACGCTAAACGCGCCCGAATTAAAGCGGGCTCCGGCGAAAAAATGCGCAAACCCGGCACAGCTGGCGCGCCTACTAAGCAAGCTTTTGTCCAGTCTGCCAAGACTGCCAAGAAGGGGAAAAAGTAATGCCTCTTAAGAAATCCGCAAGCAAGAAAGCATTTTCGGCCAATGTGAAAACCGAAATGGCCGCTGGCAAGCCCCAGAAACAAGCTGTAGCAATCGCATACTCGGTGCAGCGCAAGGCTGGCGGCAAGGCTGCGTCGCCTAAAAAGGGCAAGTAATGGCAAAGCGTGACGATGATCTTCTCTCAACCGCTCGAGATCGCCTTAATATGGCGATTTCGGCTTATTCTGAAAGCCGCGAGGACGAGATTGATGACCTACGGTTCTATGCAGGTTCGCCCGACAATCACTGGCAATGGCCGGCGGATGTGCTGGCGACTCGAGGAGCTGTCCAAGGGCAGACGATCAATGCTCGGCCTTGTCTCACCATCAACAAACTGCCCCAGCACGTTCGCCAGATTACCAACGATCAGCGGCAAAATAGGCCGTCTGGCAAGGTTATCCCGGCCGATGATAAAGCCGACCTCGAAGTCGCAGAAATATACGACGGTATGGTGCGGCACATTGAGTACATCTCGGATGCCGACGTGGCATATGACACTGCTTGTGAAAATCAGGTGGCGTTTGGCGAGGGATATATTCGTCTGCTGACCGAGTATTGCGACGACAACAGTTTTGACCAAGATATCAAGATCGGGCGGATTCGCAACGCCTTCAGCGTCTATATGGATCCGATGATTCAGGACCCATGCGGCGCAGATGCTAAGTGGTGTTTCATCACTGAGGATGTGACGCGCGAAGATTATGAGCGCATGTTCCCGGATGCGTCGCCCGTCTCCACGCTGCAACAGCTTGGCGTTGGAGATCAAAGCATTTCGCAGTGGATCAACGAAAATACGGTAAGAATTGCAGAGTATTTCTACGTTGAGTACGAGCCGGCCACGCTGAATTTGTATTACGGCGGCAATACCGCGTTTGCCGGATCTCCTGAAGATAAACAGATGCGCGCCGCTGGCATGAAGCCTATCCGCACCCGGCAAGTCGATCGGCAGAAGGTCAAGTGGTGCAAGATCAACGGCTACGAAGTGCTGGAAGAGCGCGAATGGGCGGGCAAGTATATTCCCGTGGTGCGCGTGGTCGGCAACGAATTTGAGGTCGATGGCCGCGTATATCTGTCCGGTCTTGTGCGCAATGCCAAGGACGCGCAGCGGATGTATAACTATTGGGTCAGCCAAGAGGCTGAGATGCTGGCTTTGGCCCCGAAAGCACCGTTTGTGGGCTATGGTGGGCAGTTTGAAGGCTACGAAACGCAATGGAAGACCGCCAATACCCAAAACTGGCCTTATCTTGAGGTCAACCCAGACGCGACTGATGCGTTAGGCAACCCACTGCCGCTCCCACAAAGAGCAATGCCGCCGATGGCGCAATCTGGGCTCATTCAAGCCAAGGTCGGGGCGTCAGACGATATCAAGAGCACGACCGGCCAGTATGACGCCAGCCTCGGGATGCAAGGCAATGAGAAGTCTGGCCGCGCTATTTTGGCGCGTGAGCGACAGTCGGATACTGGCACGTACCACTATGTCGATAACTTGGCGCGTGCAGTGCGGCATCTGACTCGGCAGATTGTGGATCTGATCCCCAAGATTTACGACACCCAGCGCATTGCTCGAATCATTGGGTTGGATGGTGAAGCAGACATGGCGATGATTGATCCGACCCAGCCTGAGCCTGTGCGCAAGATCGTGGATCAACAGACCGGCGCGGTTATCAAGAAGATTTACAACCCGTCTGTGGGCAAATACGACGTGTGCGTGACTACCGGCCCGAGTTACATGACCAAGAGGCAGGAAGCGGCGGAAAGCATGGCGCAGGTGCTACAGGCTAATCCGGCATTGTGGCAGGTAGCTGGCGATTTGTTGGTCAAGAACTTTGACTGGCCGGGTGCTGATGACCTTGCCAAGCGGCTGCGTAAGATGATTGATCCGAAGTTGCTGGAAGATTCCGAAGAAGCATTGCCTGAGCTCATGGCCGCACAGCAACAGATGCAGGCCATGCAACAGGAAATGTCGCATATGGCGACAATGCTTGAAAACGTGTCGCAATCTATCGAAAATCGCGACATTGAAGTTAAGGAATTTGAAGCCAAGATCAAGGCATACGAGGCCGAAACTCGCAGACTGGCGGCGGTGCAGAACAGCATGCAGCCTGAGCAGATTCAGGACATTGTCATGGGCACTATTGCCGGCATGATTACTTCCGGCGATCTGGTTGGTGAAATGCCAGGTCAAGAATTGCCGGAAGAGCCTAACGAACAACAAATTCAACCGGGAGCCATGCAATGAAGGCGGCGGATTTTGTAGGACTCATGTTTTTGGGACGTGACGTTGCGCATTCGGTGCATCTGAATACGCGTAGTTATGCCAAACACGTCGCTTTACAAGGCTTTTACGAAGGCATTATCGACTTGGCCGACAAGTTTGCAGAAGCGTACCAAGGCAAATATGGGTTGATCGGCGGGATTGCCCTGCAGCCGGCCAAAAAAACGGCCAATATCGTAGAATTTCTGCAAGAACAGGCCGATGAAATCGAGGCAAACCGGTATAAAGTAGTAGATAAAGAGTGCACGCCTTTGCATAACATTATTGATGAAATCCTCGGGCTGTATTACGGCACGTTGTATAAACTCAAATTCTTGGCGTAAGGAAACGACATGACTGTTAATTTGTCGATGCTTGCAGGTGCAGGCGCTCAGTTTTTTGACAACAACGGCGACCCGCTTTCAGGCGGCAAGGTATTTACCTATTCAGCCGGGACTACTACGCCGCAAGCTACTTATACCACCAGCGCGGGAAATGTTGCTCATGCCAATCCTATCGTTCTGGACGCTGCTGGTCGCGTGCCGTCTGGCGGGGAAATTTGGCTGACTGACAGCATCAGCTATAAGTTTGTGCTGACAAATAGCACGGGCACGACGATTGGTACTTATGACAACATTTCAGGCAATGGCAGCGGAATTTTGCCATTGTTTTCGGCTAGCAACGGATCTTCTTTAGTTGGATTTTTACAAGCTGGAGCAAACGCAGTTGCCACTACTGTGCAATCAAAACTGCGCGAATCTGTGTCGGTAAAAGACTTTGGCGCAGTAGGGGATGGGGTAACAGATGATTATTCTGCAATTTCCGCTGCAATCAATTCTGTTAGTTATGGGACAGGAATTTATCAATCTGGTCCGTCTGTTTATTTTCCTCCTGGAACATATCGATGCAGCCAAACCATACAGCTTAAAAAATCAGTAAAACTTTATGGGGATTCTTCAGGATTGCCTTACAACTCAATGGCAATGCTAAAGTTTGATGCTGGTATATCCGGTATTGTAGTTCATAGGTATAACACCATAAATGACACCAAGCAATCTCCTACAACTACTGGAGCGGATTCTTCCATTATTGAAGGACTAAATATAGTAGGACAATATGGAACGGCTGATGTAATTGGTGGCCATGGGATATGGCTACGCGCTAGGGCGGTGTTAAAAAATGTTTATGTATCTGGATTTGTCGGGCATGGGATTCAAATTCTGGCATCAAGTGGTGGGTCAAACTACTTCGAAGGAAACGCGAACAATTGGGTAATTGATAGCGGACGTGTGCAAAATTGTGGTGGTTGGGGTGTTTATATTGATGGGGCTGATGTAAACGCGGGCAAAGCAACATGTATTGACGTTTCTTCTAACGGATTAGGAGGTATTTTTGACAGCAGTTTTCTCGGTAATACTCATATAGCACATCACGCTGCTGGTAATGGATCAGGGTCTGCTGGATACAATGCTACTCTTGGGAAAACTGGAATGGTTTGGTATTCAGGCTTTAGATATTACGCCGCGAGTGGAGCATCTGAAGCAAATCTTATTGCAACCACTCCTGGAACGGACGAAGCGATTTGGACTAAGATTGCTGCTTCAGCATCATCATCTAGTCAATTTCCGCTTTGGGAAGCAGGAAAACCACTTGGAACTTATTTCTCTTCAGATCAATTTAAAACTGACAATTTAAATGCAAAAAATGTTTTTATAGGATGCTATGTGGAATCTGGGTATTCTGGATCTTCATTTGTTCTTCCGACTGTAATTATTGGCGGATTGATGGATACCGTTGTTGGGGGGGCTCATTTTACAGCCAACCTTCAAGGCCCAATTCTTTATAATTTGTTACAAACCAATTCTATACTTGTTGGGCCTGATTCATCTGTGACGTCTGGAACTGCAATAAAGTTTTTTGATTCTGATACAAGTACAAATCTTGCTTGGACATGGGATAAATCTGTTGGTAGATGGGGATATAGATTTGCAAATTTAGGAAACCCAAGTTTTATTTCTTTATATGATCGCGCCGCAACTGTTGCAAACGGATATGCCCGTGATTTGTCTGGTTTTAATGGAGCTTTGGGAATATCTGGGTATTATTTTGGGGAAAGCAATCAAATGAAATGGCGCGGACTTGGAACCGCCGCCCCCACCACGGGTAATTGGTTAAGAGGAGATATTGTTTACAATTCATCCCCATCAGCAGGAGGTTATCTAGGATGGGTTTGTACGTCTGGTGGGGCTCCAGGCACTTGGAAAGAATTTGGCGCAATTTCTGCCTGATGTCCATCATTATGATTACGATTGAATTTGAAATAGTCCATGAAGGCATGACGCTCCGGGATGCCATCATGCTTCCGGATGATCATGACCTGACTGACGAGCAGATTGAGCAGATCAAACAGAAGCGGTTTGCAGACTGGATTGCGTTGCTGACTACGGTTGAAGGAAAAGAATAATGGCAACTTTGTATTGGGGACCTTCTGGTGGTACGTCGACCGGTGCTTGGGATGCCACTACCACGACCAATTGGTTCACCGATCTTGCCCGTACTACGCCGGCAAGTGCCGCGCCTACCTCGGCTGACGATGTAATTTTTGATGGGTCCAGTGATAATGGAGCGCCATTCACGGTGACGCTTGGTACCGGCGCAGTCTGCCAAGATGTAACGATTTCCGGTCTGGATCAAACCATGACGCTGACGGGTTCAGCGGCGTGGAATATTTATGGAAGTTTGGCATTCCCCGCAACGAACTTGACGTTTACGGCGTCAGGAACGATTACGTTCAAAGCAACGACTACCGGAAAAACGGTTACGTTTAACGGGAAATCGCTTGCAACTAACAATCAAATTCTAAGTTTTGATGGGGTTGGTGGAGGGTGGACTTTGGGGAGCGCTATCTCAAATACGGCCGGAGCCTCAACTAATACAAACATAGTTCAATTGGTAAATGGATCGTTAACTACATCGAACTATTCAATCACAACACATAGACTGACCACCGCAGCGGGCACTACACTTACACTGGGAACTTCAACGGTTACAGCGTTGTATTCAAATGCGGTATTAACTACACCCACAATTTCATTGCTAGGAACTATTTCAGCGTCCTCATCCACTATTACCTGCTCAGGGCTTTCCGTATATTTTATTGGCAACGGAAATACATTTGGGACGGCGAATTTTACGTCTACAGCGGCTGGAGGTGCCTACAGAATTACGGGGACCAACACCTTCACGACTTTAAGTTTTACCAGTAAAACAGCAACAAGTATTACCCCAATTACATTTGAGGCTGATCAGACAGTCTCTGGAACGCTTACGTTCGGCGCCGCAAATACAGCAA